AAGGACACCGACATGCGTGCGCTCCTTTTAGGCCACCGTGGCCGTGATATTGGTGACCGTGCCCGCCATCGGGACCGCGACGGCGGCGTTCCAGAACCCGCCCGACGCGATGAACGGGCCGAGCGCGACCGGACCGCTCGCGTTCACCGTGATCACGTCATACGAGCCGCTGGCGCCCGTGCCAGAGAGGCCCGTTGCGAACGTGATCGTGTGCGCCGCGATGCCGTTGCTCACGATCCAGAGAAACGAGCCATCCGCCGCAGTCTTCGGATCGGCGACCGTCATCGCGAGCACCGACGTGCCATTGAGGAACGCGACCATATCGTTCCCAGGATTCGGCAGGGTGATGGCGCCGGACGCGGTGTAGCTCGTGCGCTGCCGGGCTGGCGTGGCGATCGGATACTGCGTGAGCGTCTGCGGCGCCTGCGCGCCCCAGTCGGTATCGGACGCTGGTCCGCTCCGCACTTTCGCGCCAGACGGATGCGCGTAGGCGTAGGTGCCGTTCTGGCCGCGCAGCACCGGCACATTGACGCCATTGCCGGCGGTCGTGTAGGTCTGCACGATCTGCATGATTTCGCCGTCGATTTCCACCTTGTCTCGCGCCGAGAGGTTGGTGGACGCCGCGACGACGATGACGGTGTCCGAGGCGCCACAGGCGCTTGCGAGCGTCGTATTCGCGAGTGACATTAGCTCTTCCCCCACGCCCGAACGGCGAAATACGGCAGGATCGGCGCGATGCCCCCGAGGGTGTCAATGCGCGTGCCCGCCTGATCGGTCTGAATGTTCCACTGCCGCGCCAAGCGCATCTTGATCTTGGTGTCCTTGTCCGACACGTAGCCGGATTCGGCGCCCGCCAGATCGCGCTCCATGTCCACCATCACGAACGCGAACGCGCTCGGATGAAAGATCAGATTCTGCCGAGAGGCCGTCGCCGCCATCGTCGCGCCGACCGATCCGGTCGCGCCGAGGAAGTTGATCGCGGCGTTGTCGGCCGGGCCTGTCACCACGTTCTGGAGCGGACCAGAGGTGACAATCGCGGGCGTGAACGCGAGCGTCGCGGTGCTCGAGCCAGAGAGATCCGACGTCAGGGAGAACTGCATCAGCCGCCCCATGTTCAGATCCTGCTCGAGCGGGTTCGTCGCATAGACGCCGTCGATCGTGAACACGTCGGCCGCCTTCAGTGCATACGTGCCCCAGCCGTCCGTCGCCAGCGTGGAGCCGGTGAGTCCGGAGCCGTTGATCAGCGGGGTAGACGCCGTAAAGGTGCCCGTCGTGTGCGTCGGGAGCAGCGGATCGAAATACCACTCCTTGACGCCCAACGCACCCGCACCGAACTTGCCCGACTTGAAGTATTCGCTGATCTGCTGCGCGGGATTGAACGAGGCGAGATTCGCGGACACCAGATTCGCCTGCTGCATCGGCGACACGACGCCCATGTAGTCATCGGGGACGCCCTGTTCCTGCAAGATCGCCACGGCGGTCTGCCATGTCAGGTTGTCCGTGATGTCCGTGCCGGGGGTGCCGACGGAGAAGTAGACCGACTTGTAGACTTCCGCCCCCGCGGCGCGGTCCCACTTCGCCGCGAGGCGCTTCCCCGCGGGCCGCGTGTAGCGGCTCTGAGATTCTTCGACTTCGAGCGTCGCCTGCGCCGAGGACCAGCCCATGCCGACGTTGTATTGATGGTTGACCGTGATCGGCACGGTCTGATTCAGGATGGCCTGCTGCTGGAACGCCTGCCCTTCCGTCGCCAGCCACCGCTGCTCGATCCGGACTTGGACCGTGTAGCCGATCTTCGCGCCGCCGGGATGGTTGTAGTAGCTGTCTTCCCACTGCCGATCGAACCGGCCGATCAGCTTCGTTGAATCCAGAAACCCGGTCGCGGTGTCCACCGTGACCCAGTTCGGATTGACAAACGTATCCATGTGCGAACCTCAATAGAGGCGCGCAGAAGAGCCGAGCCCGAGACGATTAGCGCGGATGAAAACTTTTCGCGTGCGCGCGAATGCCGAGCGAACCGTCTAACGGCGCAGCCGACTTCTCTGCTCGCTGAGGCTCAGTCCGCACCGGATTAGGCGGGCGTGGGGCCAAGTATCGAATTTTCTGAGGCGCGCCCGATCCGGTGCCGCCAGGCGTCGCACTCTGTGGTGATGCGTCGAACCGCTGCGAGAGCAGCGACAGGTGTTTCATTTGCTGAATCACCGGAAGCCGGAGAACCGCATCACGTTCCGCCGGATTCGATTGCAGATAATACAGAACTTCCGCGCCGTTGTCATCCCCGTCGATAAATTGATCGATCGGCGAGTTGTCGGTCCACGGGACGGGCTGAAAGGCAATCTCCGCGTAGTCGGCGTGTTTCTCCATCGCCTTTTCGACGCGGGCGCCCCACGCGATCGATCGCTGCATGACTTGCTGGTGCTGGTGGGCCTGCTGCTGATCATGGCGATACGTCGCGCGTGCCAGCCATTCAAAGCGCGCATCCAAAAACTTCATGGGATCGCCGCCGAAGTCCGCTTCTTTCGGTTCTGGATCGCGCGGATCGAAGGCGCGGCGCGGCTGAAAGGCTGGCGGCGCGGCCTGCTGTGGTGCTGGAGGGGCTTGCGTCTGCGGCGCGGGCGGGGCAGGGCGCGGCGAGGCGCGCAATTGGGCGATCTCGGCTTCTGCCGCGGCTAATCGCTCCTCAGCGGTTTTCGCGCGGCCCGTGAGTTGGCCGATGCGCTCGACCGCATCCTTGCCGCGCTTCCTGCCGTCCGTGAACTTCCCGGTCTGCTTCTCTCGGCGCTGCTGTTCGGAGTGATGCGCCGCCCGCTCGGCGGGCGGCGCATCGGCGGCCAGTGGCGGTTGCGGGTCGCTGCTCGCCGGCGCATCGTCCGTTTTATCGCGCTGGGGATCGTATTCGCGGACATGCTCACGAATCGAGAGCGGCGCGGCCGGTTCTGGCGTTGACTGCTCAGGGCTCGACGGCTCCGGGGATTCCACAACAGGCGGTGTCTGCTCCATCAGTCCTTCTTCGTCCGTGAAAAGGTGAACGCCCACCGGAGACGCGCACCGAAGGCCATCGTTTCGATCGCGGCGAGCCGCTGCGCGAGCCGCGCGATCTCCTCGTGCTGCGCTTTACTCGCTTCGATCATGCTCGTGCAGACGCTCTGCGTCACGCGATCGTTATGCTGCAACTGGCCGACGGCGGGAATCACGAGATCGTGCACCGTCGCCGCAAGTTCTTTCCGTGACGAGGCGCGCGAGAGAAACACGGCTAGTTCATCGCTCACGCTCATGCGCTCGGCTCCTGCGGCGTCGGCGCGGCTTGGAATTGTCGATCCTGCTCCGCCTGCGCGGCCGCCGTGCCCGCATCGGCGTGTGCCATCCCGACTTCGTGGCGGCGCGCGGCGTCCGCGTCCGCGGCGGCCGTTCCGGCGTCCGCATGCGCCATCGCCACTTCGTGCTGCTGACTGCCAAGTCGAGCGCGTTCTTCCATGAACAGCGCCCGCGTGTCTTGGAGTTCTTTCGCGAGCGCGTTGATCTGTGCGACGGTGATGGTCGTCTCGTTTTTCTCGCGGCTGCGCTGAGTCTCGGCGGATTCTTCCATTGCCGTCATTCGTAGATCGATCTGCCCCTTGGCCTGCGTCTCGATTTGTTTTGCCTGGATGATCATCGACGCTTGTTTGAGTTGCGCCTGCGTCTGCTGGAGCTGCGTCTGCAACTGCTGTTCACGCGGCGACGGCGGCGCCTGCCCGTGCGCTTTCGCGGCGAGCATCTGCTGAATCGGTGGCGCCAGCATCGCCTTCGTGCGCTCGGCGAGTTCTTCGTGCCCCGGCCCGTCCATGTTGCCGAACCAGAGATCGCCGAACCACGTCAGGAGTTGCGGATCGGCGGCGAGCAGTTCCCCGATCTGCTGCGCTTCTTCTTGGCGGCGCGTATCGAAATCGCGCGTGACTTTCAGGTTGATGTTGAACGCGGCGTCGGGCGTGAGTTTCGCAACGGCCTGCGCCTTCGCGGCGAGCTGCTGCTGCTCAGCTGTGACTTGCTCGGGTGCCTCATGCATTCTCATGAGTTGGGATTCCCCCTTGCCGGTCATGACGCGCACGAGTCGGCCTGGGCGTGTCCCGTAAATCGGATAGAGCAAGTTATTTTCGACTTGCGCTTCATACCGCACGGAGCGCACGAGGTTATTCATGAACCCGCTCGTGCTGTTGCGCGAATTGGACGTGAGCCGATCTAGCGCCTTGCCGCTGCGCGTGACCGGATCGATGTCGCCGAGCCGTGCC